CTGCCAACCAGGGGTAGTCCATAGGATACATCCAGCCCGTAGGTTACGACCTTCGCTCTGTCTCTCCAGAGAGTCAGGGGGGGGAGTGATGACGAAAACAGTGAATTACCAATTCGCTGTCTAGTCATGACTTTGATCGCTAGGAACTTCGTACAACCCTCTAAGCGCATCCGAAAGACGTATGTCTTCAGGTACCGCATTAGCTGGGTTCACGAGATGATCCTTGACTTTCAAACTTGCTAGGACTCGGACACTGTCCGACATCAGTAAGGCCTCGATAACTTTGTTATCAGGAGATCCTGACCGAGGGGCTGCCGTACTTTCCGCCGGTACTCGCATAAGTAAAGAGATTCTTGACTTTAAAGTCTCTAATTTCTCGATACTCATCCGAAGTATATCCGGAAGAAGGTGCGGGGCATCGATTGCAACTTTCCGAGGTTCCTTCGCTATGTTTCCAAGTTGGAACATGCAGAAGTTATACAAGGGAAGTGCTCTCTTTGCCAAATCTAACAATACATCAGGGAAAAGCTCAAGGGCTAGGGAGAAAGAGTCAGTATTGACTCGTGTCCCATCCCAGAGAGCTATCTCTGAAGGTATTGTTATGTGCCGTCCAAAGAGTGTCTCGGAAAGGACTCGCCAACGTTGAACACCCTGTGCTTTGCACAAGGATGCCAAATGCTGGTTTGTCTGATCAGGAAGGTTCATCAGAGCAAGCTCTGTTGTCTGTTCCTGTCCGAGAAACCCTCTCAGGATATTACCACGAAGATGTAGTTCTCTTCTTAGCTCGATGACCATACGGTCGATCAAAACTAATAGATACTCATCAGTGGCCCATATCCATCTCTTGTTCCGCGTCTGTGACTCAAGGGGTTTCACACCCATAGTGAAGAGTGATAACGACGGGTTAACCATACCCATCACCATCTCTCTACCACTAAGTCCTTCCAAAGGTAAGAAAGCTTTATGGCCTTCAAGACCTGAGGTAAAGATTAATGTGAACACCCTACGAGCCGCTTCATGCAAAGAACCCTTCTTTCGAGCAGCTTCCACACACTCTAGAGTGTGTGGGCGCAGAACCCATCGTAGCGATTTGGCAAGGAAATCGGTCTTGGAGATATCCAAGACTCCTTTCTCAACCACCTTCCAAAGACTCTCGATTCGGGATGTTAATCCCTCATGAGAGAGTTCCTCTTTAAAAGAGATTGGAGAAAGGTTCGTGGTCCCAAGGAATGATTGATTTGCGAAGTTAAAGAAACTTTCTGCTGAGCAGAAAGACTTTGCTAAGCCGATCTTCACTCCAAGGTGATCACAGATAACCTTGTACCAGTGGGCAACGTCTTTGTCAGCAATGACAATGTCGTCACCCAGCACTAGGTAATCACCGAAAGGTTGCTTGTTCACACATGAAGCAGCAAATTGCACAAGTGCGTGATGCACTATAGCAAGAGCGCCCCATGATGAGCGAGCTCCCATCGGTTGACCTCTATTATATCTAATAGATGTCTTACCTTGGTACTCTAATCTGACAGGTTTCGAGCCTGGTACTGTTTCCCAGTTTGGGAGCAGCCAGTCTCGATCTCGAAGGAGGTCAAGCCAAGGTTTGGTAACCCCAGTCGGGAGAACAAAACGCATAATTACGTCATAAAGGTTCCAAGGGATAGTATCCGTCGCAGCCGAAAGGTCGTACGAAAATAAATCCGTATAACCCTTCTGCGCGAACTTATTGACAGCCCCCTGCTGATCAAAAGTCGCGTCCTGCGGGATCTTCCGAAGAATCCTAAAGAAATAATCATGCACTGGAGTCAGATAAGTCTGAGTCCAGGCATCGACTATCGCAATGATACGGACCTTTCCGGCAGGCTCTTTAAGAGCTGCCAATTTCCCACCTAAGGGCTTCACGAGTTTAGCATTTGCATGCTTAGTCGCAGAACCCTTGGCCAAGAAATGGATTGGTACCTTACCATTCGTAGGGATGGTTGAGTAATCCGGACCGGGACCCGATTCACCCCAAAAGGGGAAACGGAACTCGGATGATGGAAAGCCTTTGAAGGTAGCTTTAGGGTTGGAAAACCAATCCTGTACAAGCTTCTCTCCGTAGGTCTCAAAGCCTTTAACCCCCGCATTATCCTTAATGGACAGCATATAGGCCCGGAGAGGACTGGCACGATGCCAGCCCCGACCGATCCAATAGAAAGTATCCATCGGCAGTGATGCCAATGAGTATTTAAAATTGGGACCTGATGCACCAGAAGAGAATAGTGACGTTGGTATAAGACCCTTTGGGTCATCCATCGGCTTAACGCCCCATCCTAATAAGATGGTTCGGAACTCCGCCCCAAACTTTTCAAAGTGAGGGAACGTGAGTGCCCAACCATTAGTGTGCGTTGGAGACTCTGAGACGATTGTATCGAACTCAGGTGCTTCATGCTCACCAGAAATGGACTTATATACATAAAATATAGAAGCCCAAATCCTTATTGTGGATGGATCCTTATTCCGGATTCGGGACCGAACCGAGGCAGGGAGACACTTCGGCAAACCATGGGAGAGACGCACTCGAAAACCTAGTTGTTCGGTCCCGCTTAGACGTTGTCCAGCAACAAAGCTGTTAACAACGAACAAGTAGATCTTCAACCGGGCGATCAAATGTGTCGCACCATGGCGGCGAAATAGAGTCAAGAGATACTCGACAAAGAGTCGAACCTCGTGACGATGTTTCTTAGACGATCGAAGCCCTTCTATTTTTGACCACAGGTGGTAGGCCCATGTGCCAAAAAGTCCCAGTAGGTTTCCCTCTGTGACAACAGCCATGTTCTCTATCACCGCCTTCTCACCTGGAATCCTAGTACTCTTCTTAATCCAGCGGAATGATGTTCCAAACATCTTTCTAAAGGATGACCGAAGGTCACCCCACCCCTGTGGGGGGGATTTTTTAGAGAAGAAGGAGGAAGTATCATTTGAGGAAGAAGGGTCTGATCCCTGTGACTCCTCTTTCGAGGAACTAGTATCATCGCTGGCTTGTGGGCCTTCACCTAATGTTGATCCTTCTGGAGATTCCACTTTCGTGGTCTCAACAGTCGGAGGAACAGAAGAGGAAGTACCTTCCGGTACAGGCGATACTGGAGTAGGAGATGCCGAGGGAGTAGAAATACTTTCAGGCATCGGACTTGCAGTCACAGTACTCACGGGTGCAACTGGGCGAGGACTCGAAGGAGTCGCCAGCGTTACCAAACGATGGTTCTGAGTCATAGATACTCGTATCTGGACAATATAGTCTCGCTCGGAGAGATAAAGGATTTCTGCCGGATCTTGTGGATTCACGACAGCGTGATCCCCACCCTCTATACGATCCCAATCCACAAGTTTATACAACTTATGGGATATGGCCTGATAGAGTGGATTACTATAACTCAGAGATCTAGATATGAAATGGGTAACATGTGAAAACGTGTTATTCAAGAATATCATAGTAGAGTATAGTGATTAAGGTTTGAAAGCGCCGAGAGAGCCCACGCTCTTTCCTCTTTTGGAGGGGAGCAGGCTACCAAGGCAGGCTAACTTTCGTAAAGATCATTT